TTTACCCCCAAACGCGAACGGCCATCTCGGGACGAATCACCTTGTAGCCGTACAGAACGTCAATACGGCACGGCAGGCGGTCGTTGTTGATGTCGTACTGACGCACGATCCGCATGGAGATGCCGTTATGCACCTGCCGCGAGGCCATATCGACGCCTTGCGGCATGATCAGGTCAGCGGTGGCGAAGGTGATGGCGTCGCGGTGGTAGGCGAGGTTCTGCGGATAGCCGGTAGAGGCTGCGCCAAGCATCGTGATGTCGGCATCGTTAACCGGGAAAGCGTTAACGGTAGCCAGCGGGTGCGCAGCGGTGTACAGCGCGGGGGCGAACTTCAGCGTGCCGGTCGTGGTCGCGGTCAGATCTTCCGTCACCACAAACTGCTGAAGCGAACCAGTAGACTCCCGGGTCTGCGGGTTAACAGCAAAGACGTTTTGCATGGTAAACACATCGCCAACTTTCCACGTCTTCGCGGAACCCGTGAAGGTAATGGTCAGTTGTGAGGTTCCCTGCGTAGTCGTGGTGCCATCAACTTCAATCGTGGTGCCCCAGTCGCCGGTCGTGTGGACCTTCATCGACTGCGACATGGCCAGTTCCTCAAAGCCGAGGATGCCTTCGCCCATCAGGCCCGACTTGAACTGACGGGAAATGGTGCTGACCGGGTTGAACAGACCCTTCATGCCTTCCACCAGACCGGCGTTCGCAGCCGGGTTGACGGTCAGATAACGGGGGTTGGCAACCGCTGCCGACTCGTTCATCTTTTGCTGAGCCTGGAGCAGGACCAGCGAGGTCGCCGGTGTGGTGCCCGGGGTGCCGACCGAGTGGAACATGCCACTATACGAGTTGGCGACGTCAGCGTCGATGCTGGCCGCAAGCTGGGAGATCCTGGGCTTGAGCACGCGGTCGGCAAAGTCGTCGAGGGACATCGTCAGCTCAGCGGTCGTGAAGTTCACGCCGATGTGCTTCTGGCTGTCCACGGTCAGAGTGACCTGCTGCTGGCTGACGTCCTGCACTTGCAGCGCAGCACCGTCAGTCACCAGCGAACGGTCCGGCAGGCGGATACGCAGGGTGGAGCCGATCTTGGCGCCTTCGACGGCAAAGCTGTCGTCATAAGCGCGGTTGACGTTGCGGGTGATTACGAGGTTGTTCTCGAGGATTTCGAGTGATTTCCTCGTTATCATGTCGATTGTGAGCAAACTATTTGCCACGGCAAATACTCCTTATCAACGAAGTTTCTGTTTCGCTTCCCACGCCTTGATCTGGCGCAGGCGCTCCTGTTCGATCCACTGGCTCGTCGTCAGCGTTTTCAGCGAACGAGGGTCGGTGGTGTCGATAGCCGGAGCGCCGCTTGCCCTTGCGCTGACAGGCGCAATCGGGGGCGGGGCAGCAGTCGTTTTCTTTGTCGGGGGGTCAGAGACCAGTTTGGCCTCGATCTTCCCGATCTCGCGTGCTTGCTGGATAGGCGTCAGTTTAGAGATGCGGTCGGCTTCCTTGGGGTTAGACCCCAAGAAATACGCCACGTCAGGGCCGATTTCGCTCGCCTGAATCGCTTCTGCCATCGCGCCCGAGATTGGAAGCCGAGGGTTGTACGCGACTTGCTCGAAGTCATCGTACTTGTTTCGCGCTTCTTCTTCGCGTTCGTGATAGGCGTCAAGCAATTCCGCTTGCTGTCGCTGAAGATCCTGTTGGCGAAATAGCTCTTGCGCTTTCTTCGTTGCCAGTGCCTCGGCGTAAGCCTCGACGGACGGAAACTCATCAGCCGGAGGGATCTCAGCCGGTACGGTTGAGGTCACCTTCTGCTGCTGTTGCCGCTCCCACTTGCGCTGCTCCCGAGCAAGCCGTTTGGCCACGATAGCGTCAAGCTCTTCTTGCGTGAAGGTCTTGGCCGCCTCGGTTGCTTGTTCGACCGGCGAAACATCATCAGCAACAGGCGCTGCCGTCACGTCCTGTTCTGGCGCGGAGTCAACCGCTGGCACTTCCGCTACAACTTCGTCTTCCATCTACGACTCCAGAGAGTCCCGGGTTTACCGAACCCGTGCGGTTAGGCCGTGAGTGCTGCTACCTTGGCCTGGAAGGCTTTCACGCGAGCATCAAGCGCCTCGCGGTCTTGTTTGAGCTTGGCGTCCGCAGCGGTCAGGGTCTCCTGCCATTTGGTTAGATCGGACTCACGGACGGCAAGGCGGAAGTCACGAGCGTCAGCGTCCGCTGACCGCTTTGCCATGCCGGTCTCGAAATCTTTGACGCGGACGTCAAGAATCTTTTCGCGCTCGTCCAGCGTGCGCTTCTGTTCCTTGGCCTTGGCGGTGGTTTCCTTGGCCTCGGCCAGCATCGCAGCCGCTTCGGCTTTGGCGTCGGCCAGCGCCTTCGCGGCTTGCTCTTTCAGTTCGACCGTCTGCTTGACAGCGTCGATGCTGCCCTGCCGGATGGCCAGTTCGTCGCGCAGCGTTGCGAGGCGGGCCAGGTCGTGCGGCAGTTGGTCGGTAAAATACTTGACGTAATCGACCGGCGCGGAATCGTTGGAGGTATTCGGCATGGCGACCTCAGACGTAATAGCTGATGTTGAGCTTGGCCCCGCCAACCTGCTCGATGAACTGAATGTTGGTCAGATCACCGTCGTACTGGAGCGTAACCCCTTTGGCCAGGGGCATCCCGACGCTAGCCGTCGGAGCGACGCCGTCGTCGCGCCACCGAACGTCCTGCGCTTCAGCCACGATCAGCGCCAGCGTTGGCTTGGCGTTCAGACCGTTCTTGTCCGTCGTCGGCACGGTCAGCTTGGTGGCGGAGCTGAGCGTGGTAATCTGCTGGTAGCCCAGACAGGACGTAATTGCTTTGACTGCTGTGCTCATGTCACATTCTCCAGCGTTCTGTCAGGGAACGAAGTGTAACGATTCTATCAGTAATTTCGACAGGCGGTTCGCCGCTCCATGTCAAGCCAACATTACGGCCAGTCAGACTGTACGCGCCGGAGTCCAGCAGCATACTGAGCGTGACGCCGAAATTGACGTCGCGGCCGGTCAGATTGTACGCGCCCGAGTCCAGCGCAAGGGTAAAGTTTCCCGGCGCTAGATAGGTCAACGTTACGTCCCGACCCGTCAGCGCATAGCTTCCGGCGTCCAGCCCGAGGCTGCGTGCGGACGTCAGCCCGACATCGCGGCCAGTCAGACTGTAGCTTCCGGCGTCAAGAACCAGTTGGCGCCCGAAGCTAAAGTCTACCGCACGGCCCGTCAGCGTGTAGCTGCCAGCGTCCAGCCCGATGTTGCGTGCTGAAGTAGTGCCAACATCGCGCCCCGTTAGCGCGTAGCTGCCAGCGTCAAGGTCTAGCGAATAGACGCCTGACGCCAGCGAGTAAAAAACCTGATTCGCGGGGCGGAAGATCTGCCAGGGGTTGCGGGAAAGGTCTAACGCTTGCGCATTTGGCACCGCAAATGGCAGTACAGCGTACATTTGGACGCTGCCGGCTAAACAATATTCTGAATTACCGCCCGGGTTAGTAACATTAAACTGCGTGCCAACCCACACATCGGCCGATGACGCAAACGCTGACGCAACAACTGACGATGTAGTTGATGAATGCTCAGATCCGTTTACCCACAAGCCTAAAAACGTACTGGGCCGAAAAACAGACACCGCAACGTAGTTGCCATTTGCGATAGCGGGGCCAGCTGGCGTTTGTGTAATTTGCCCCGCCGTAGATGTTCCATTAGCCGAAACAGCGGATCTTATGTAGTTATTTATTGGGTCTGTTTGATAATCGACTATTAAATACCAAGCACGCTGATTTCCTGCCCCAAGATATTTTGAAATTATTCCCTTATTTGCTCTTGTTGGAGGCGTGCGAATTGTAAAAGACGCAATTAGCGTATGAGCGCCGGTAAATCTATTCCACGCTGCATTAGCCCACTCAAGCCGTCGGGCAGGCGTATCGGCGTTTGCTGAATCAAAGCGAAGGCCACGCCCGTTAGCTTGCACATCTGACACTAGATTGCCAAATCGCAACGGCAACCGACCCGTCGCGTCAAACAGCCCGGGCACTCCCGCAATAGCTGCCGACTTGTAGTCCGCGCTCAATCCAACCGGATATGTCGGCTGCCGCGTCCACCGATTGGGCTTGATGAAAACAGCCATTACAGCGGCTTCACCGTCTTGGGCGTGGCTTTCAGCGTCCAGCCAGCATTGAGGCTCGCGTTGGTCAGGTTTTCTATGTAG